GAGGTGTCTGTCAGTTGCTGGAACATTTGCGGCATTCAATGCTTTCGCGGCTGCTATGAGCTTGCCTACATTGAGGTTTGACGCAGCGGCAGAGCCTGATGTTACAACCGTATTAGCGACCGTGGTGCCCGCACTTGCTGCCGCGATTGCGTCCAGAATTAACTGGTCTTGGCGGCGTCCGATTGCAGAGCCAACAACTTGCGCTAACTCGGAACGCTCGTCAAAGTTCACCTTCTGTTGGTTGAAGATGTCACTGTACTCAGCCGCGATATAGTCCTGCAAGGTACAGCTTACGGTCGCAAAATCGGTGTTAAGGGGAACTACGTCAGTTTGTGGTGAGCGCAGTGATGCGGCACCCTTTCCAACGGTCGGGAAGTTGACGGTCGAACCTTCAACTCCGGTTCTTGTGCGTACTGTTCCAGCCAACATCGAAGTGCCCTGATAGGCTTGTTTTACTTCGCTGTCGAAAAGCTGGACAAACGCTGGTGATAGTCCTGTGGACATAGCTTGTCTCCTGATTAAACCAAAAATTCGCGGTCTGGTTATCGGGAAACATCCCGGCCTCTAGCGTGAGGACCGGCCCTCAAGGGGTTGTCAGTCAAAACCGCCTTACACGATTTTGCGCTATGTGTAAATACTAGGTGGTACTTTTGATGTATGTACAAAAAATGGGGAGCAAGGCAAGGACGAGAAAACCTTGCCCCCCAAGGTGCGCCAAGCTGGGGAGAAAAACCTGGCGAGGCGAACTAACCGTATCGGCGGTTAAACTCATTTTCAACTTTTTGCCGATACGCTGGGTCACTTTGGTAGCGTGGGTCTGCCATGCGGCTTTGCATCTCGACCGTAAAATCTGCCTCGGATAGTTGTTCTTCTGCGACCGGGGCCAGCGGTATCTTGGACATATCGCCGGTCATGGTGCGAACTTTCTGCATCAGCCGCTGACCAATCGCAGTGCCGCCCCAGTTGTTCAACTCAGCGCGTTCATCCTCTGAGACAATGCCCTTACGAACCAGACCGTCAGCCCAAGTCACATTGCTTTTGATTATCTCATTGGCATTGGGTCCGAGAGCCTCATGCTCTGCTTTGTAGTCAGCTTCAGCCACCGCCACGTTCTCGCCGGACAAATCGGCAATCAACTTAGGCAATGTCTCAAAAGCATCTTGGTTTAAGCCGTTCTCTTTTGCCCAGCCTAGATAGATATCGACCACTGGGTCATCCAACTCATAACCTGCCTCGGTCAGCACATCGGTCGAGTATTCGTTGGGCGCTTTGTGTTTTCCCTGGCTAAATTTCTTTTGCAGTTCCTCATAGGACTTGGCTAGGTCTTCCGGCTTGGCGAACTTATCGTCAAGCCACGCTGGTCGTTCCTCCTTTGCCGGTTTCTCATCCTCGACGCGGTGCGGCATTGCCTCATCTGCGACCTCACTTTCTGGCTCAGAAGATTGTACGCCTTCCATAAGGCTTGCTGGTTCCGGCGTTTCAGTCTCGGCCACTGTTTGACCTTCATCATTTAAAGTCATCGGCTCTTTTCACTCGCTGAATTATTTCTCGGACAATGCTGTTCTGACCTTCGCGGGCATAGCCGTAGCTTTCATGTGCGCCCGGTGACCAACAAGGCTGGTCGAGGGTCTGGGCATGTAGGTGCGCCAAGACTTGCTTGCCCGCCGGTGTGGTAAAAGTGCGTTTAAAGTTAAGGTCCATCTCGCGCATCAGGTCGAGAGGTTCTAGTTTAACCGGCTGGGCCTCGGCGTTGACGCCATCCCAGCCAGGGGAGTTTATGCTACGAATACGTTGGGCGTTGTTCATGCTTGTGGTGCCTCAGTTGGCGGTGCCCCGCCCATTTCCTGTTCAGCCATCATTGCAGCGGCCTCGGCCATTTGCGCTTGCATCTCGGCGCGTTCTTCTAACGTGGTGCGTAGGTCAGCCGGAATGCCAAGCTGGTCCGCAATATAATCGCCAACCGCATCTATTTTGATGAGTGTCTGGCCAACCGGCCCCAGCATCTGGCTTATCTGCATGAACTGCATAATCTCACCCAGCCGCTCGGCGTTGTTGGCCATAGCCAAGGGCGATTGAGGAACGACCGTCACCTCTAGGCCGTTCACCTTGAGCGGCAGTTCAATCATCCCCATCTCGTCCATCAGTTCGAGAGACCGGCGCACGATTGGAAACATTGTCTCCGAAATCAAACGACCAAACGCGGATCCGAGGTTCTGGGAAAGTTCAGACAGTTTTGCGTTTATTTCAGTGGCCGACCGGGCCGACATATTCTCAGGCGTCAGGCTCTCGTCCAGCAGGGCTTTCTTTATGTTAGCGCGTAGGTCATTGGCCACAATCTGGGACAGGTTCGCATCGCCAGAACGGGGCAGGGGCGTCAGGCTGGGACCGCGTGGCCCACCGTTACTCGACACGCCTATGACCGCACCCGGCACGATACTGATTGTTTGCGGGTTTAGCACCCCGTCATCGACCGCCGTGAACACGCCGCCGATTGAGATGGACGCATTCTTGAGTGTGAGTTCAACGACCTTATTCAAGGTGCGGATGTCGGCCAAGGCATACAACACCGGGCCGCGACCGTACCGCTCGTTGCTTGCTTTCATGTATCTGGAAATCACCCACGGCCATGATTTGAGGTCACGATGCACCAGTTTGTCATCGCCCTCCGCAGTGACCAGGCAATAGTACATCTGGCCATCGATGGTGTACGTGGCCTCAATCAGGCCAACCTTCTTGGTCGGGTCTTCGGCGGCATCGTCAATCATTCGTTGTGGAATATTGGCGTCCGGCCACTCGCGCTGTATCACATTGAACGGTCGGTTTAGCCTGCGATACACCGTATCCGGCACCCCATTGGGGCCTTCGTCAAAACAGATATGGTACGCCGGAATAGCCGTGTAGCGTATCGGCGTTAAGGTATCACCGGGCTGAATAAGCATCACCGAGGTGCCGATTGCGAGGTCCAGCAAGAACTCACCCATCGCGAGGTCAAAGCCTGATTGCATCATCACGGCAAACATTTTTTCGGTATAGAAATCTAGGACTTGCTGGGCCTCAATCTTTTGCTCTTCGGGAATGTCATTGCCCGGTTGCAAGCGGCACCAAGGACGCTGGGGAGGAAACAGCGAGGACTGAATGCGATTGGCAAATCTGGCGGTCGAGTGAATGGCGGTCGAGTCGAACACACGGCGCATCTTGTTTTGCCCAGGCGTCCCGCTTTCAGCATAGCCATCGTAGAGGTTTCTCATGGGCAAAGCGAACTCGTATGCCTCTTCGTAGATGCTGCGCCACTCTTCTTTGTGAGCGTTGCACCGGGCGTACCGCTTCTTAATGTCCTCAACACTGAGTACCATTACTTACCCTTTTTTACCTTCTTTGTCGGCTTTTTGGGCGGCTTTTTTTGACCGTACATCGTCTTTCACCTTTGTGTGCTTGGGGTTTCGTCGGTAGGTTTTCATCGTTACCCTCGCGGGTTCCGGCCAGAGCCTAGAATGCGAGAGAGAACTTGCCGACCGGGTCCGGCATCACCGGGTGCCACGCCTTGGGCCATCAGCATAGTGCGTCCACCAGTTCGCTTAGACCGTTTGCGGGCCTGTATCTTGCGCTGTTCCGCTGCCTCTTGGCGTTCTGCGACCTGTTCTTGCCGAGATAGAGTGTCATCAGCATCGGTCTCAGCCACCGTGGGGGTGGGTGGTGGTGCCTTGCTACTGAATAAACCGCCCATCAAACAACCTCCCGTACATGTAGTAATCCGCACCGTCAGGGCCGTAGGACCGCATGGTGCCTTCGCGCTGAAAATAACAGCGTTCTGCCCATATACAAGCCGTAGCATTTGCTGAGTGTACACTAAATTGCAGCCTTTTTATCTTCATTTGCCTAGAAACGTGGTTAAAAAAGGCCAATGAACCCCTATGCAAGGGCACAACCTTACGCCCAATGTCCTTGCTGGGGATAAGCCAAGCCTCGCAAACACCCGGCCATAGCTGCCAAACGCCAAACATTGCGCTGATACCATCACGGTCCAAGACAGAGAACGCCAAGCCAGCGTTTGCGTAGGTTTCCAAGTACTGCTTGTAGTCAGCAAACAGTTCAATATTGGCGGCGTCGAACTCGTTTAGTTCGCACATATCCAAATGATGGGGATACCAGCGGACCACACGGTTATCCCGTTGCATCCGCATTACTTCATTCAACTCAGCTATTGAAAACGTCAAAATCCAAAACCTTTGCTTGCTTGAAAGACCCGCCGGTCGGCATTGGGCGTTTCGTCATGATTTTATGCTCAGAACCCAAGAGACAATAGCCCGCCGCATCGCCAACGTGTGAATGCTCATTTTTGTTTGGAGCGTCCCGAAACCGCTCTTGCCCCGCGCCAATTGACACACGCCGGAAGTGATACCCGCCGCCCAGGCTCTTGCGAACCCGTATGCACTTTCTATCAACCAGCAAACCCGGCTTGCCATCAATCAACCTGCCCATCGGCATGGCCAACGCCTCTCGCCGCGTTTTAAAATCGTTGGTCGCGGTAGGCTGGGCCAAGATGCCGTGCGTCTTGAGATGGTCAAAGCTGGTGGTCTCAAATATTTGGTCCCTTTGCATACCGGCAGGGTCACCCCACACCAACGTCGAATAGCCGGGAAACCGAGAAGACAGGTCAGCCTTGAGCGAAGAACAAAACCGTTCTAGGCCCATCTCAAACGTCACCAACTCATGCAGGATATGCCACCGGCCATTCTTCAGCCTCTGAGCAAACACCGCCGCCGGAGTTAAACCAAAGTCCAAGCCAACGTGTACCGGCAGGGACGGGTCAGGCTCCAAGTCAGCGGTCATCAAGTTATCGTTGAACTCAGGCCAAACGGCCCGCCCTTCCTGCACAAACGTATACTTGCCCTCAGCGTAACACTGTATCCAATCCAGCCGCTTGCCGCCTAAAAGCTGTTCATAGTACCCGTCGGGAAGGTTAACTAAGTTCTCGGCGTTTGGATTAGTCTGCCACCACTTGCCCGCTTGGAACATGAAACCCTTGGCTTCAGGCATATCGTCAGGCAGTTCCTCTAGCGGCACCTCAATCACGCCACCCGGTTGCTTGAAAAAGTCCCAGCGAAACTTGCCCCCAGGCTTTTCCTTCTCAGCTAAGTGGTAATAAAAATGGTCGCTGTCCATCGGGTTGGTGTCCAAAATAACGCCTCGCCAAGTGGTGCCCCCATCGGCTTTTGTCGGGTATCTGCCGACCCTATGCGTCAACCCGTCTATAATGCTCTTAGGCAGTTCACGGCACTCGTTCACCCACGCCCCGGTAAGCTCCAAGCTGAGAAGCTTGCGAACGTCCTTCGGGTCATCCAGCGCCAAAAAGATAACCTCCATATCAATCCCAGCGGCACCCTCTCGGCTCGGCAGCTTAATGTGGTGCGTGATTGGCGGGCTATGCTTAACCGGGCCAAACGTATCCTCCGGCAACAACTCCAACCAAGTCTTTAAGGTCGTGGTCTTCAGCATAGGATGCGTGTTGCGGACAATCGCCCAGCGCGAATACTTGATGCCATCCCTCGGACTAGCCTTCTGAGCAACAGCCCGCCGGAATATCTCAGCACAGCAAGCGTAACTCTTGCCG